TATCAACATGTCAATAATGTGTATGAGGCGTGTAAAGAATTTTATACACCGCCAGATGGACACTTTGATTTCTTCTGCCTAACAGAAAATCCAAAAGGATTGGACAAAAACATCACACCACTCGCGTTGCCAGGCGGAAACAAATTGGTGAAGTGGTGGAACAAGATGTATCTCTTTGACAGTAACATCGTCACACAGAAAGGTGAAAAGATGTTCTTTGATATTGATACTATTATTCAGAAAGATATAACTCCTATCGCAAACTATGACCCAGAGGATTGTCTTTGTTTCGTAAAGACATACTGGCACGATTTGGAAACTCAATTTAAAAACACTAGACACATTCCACATAAATATACAGATCTAAACTCTTCGGTTCTGAGGTGGAATGATAACTTAAACACAGAAGAGATTACAGAATACTTTAATAAATATCAGAAACAAATACTATGGTACTATCGTGGTCTTGATAACTTCTTTTATAACAGAAGAATAACCAAAATCAAATTGTTTCCTATAGGTTGGGTATATAGTTTTAACCAAGGCTATATCTTCCCACACGATATAGATAAACATACATACCGCGAACTACCTTATGTTTGTATTTTTGACTCAATGGGGAAAGGTGAAGATGTTAAATTTTAATTTTTTAAATAACTTTAAATACTGGGGTGAAGCATTACATGTTATAGAAAACAAAATGCCTCACAAACTCGTAGACTTTAGGCAGTCTCTACAAGAAAATAATATGGATGCTTCAATCTGGTTGGTTGAAGAGTTGAAAGAATACTTGGAAGAATATTATACTAAACAAGGTAATCTTAGAATATTAATTCTTAATTCTTGGTTAGGTCTTCCTATGGTTCCACTCCTGTGTGAAAACTTAGATGTTGCACAAATTCATTTGGTGGACATGGATGAAGAAAGCATAAATCTTTCCAAGTCATTTCACAAGTATTACGCACAAGAAAAGTTTGTAAATATTCGTCACTGGAATCTGGACATACCATTTGAGTTTGAGAATCTAAACAAAATAGATGTTGACATAGTAATCTGTATTCACACCGAACAAATGTATCCCCTAACAGAACTAGTAGGTAAGAATCCTAATGCCGTCTACGCGATGCAAAACTCAAATGTCGTTGAAGAGATGTATGGTATCAATTGTGTGAACTCAATAGAGGCACTAAAAGAACAAATAGGAATAGAAGAGTGTGGATATGAGGGAACCAAACAACAGATATATTATTCTTGGGACGGTAAGAAAGAGTTTGACCGATTCATGGTCATAGGACAGAGGGAAGGATTCTTCTAAAAATCTAATAGTGGATATTCACTCATATCAATATCTGCTACCATCTGTTTCCATAGGTATTCGTCTGGTATAACAAAACCAAATGTTTGACGCGGGCCTCGACTTCCAGCAGTATGCCAGTATGGAGTTTCGTCTTTACCACCATAATATCCTATCTTCACATTCCACCCCACTGGGTCATGGATAGTCACAACATTTCCATCTTCATCTAAGTGTTTAAAGAATCCACAACCATCACTATAAGACATTAAAATGTTGTAGCCGGGACAATCCCAATTATTATGCCACGACATGAAACCACCAGCAGGATAATAAACATGTACTGCATTAAACTTAGCACACAACCACGCGGATAACTCAGCACAAGTTTTCATAGACTCTCTTCTAACTTCTTTCGGTACACCATGTGTCAAATGAAAATCACATACCTTTGCGTACTCTGGTGGGCCTTTGTGGTCTTCACCCTTTGCCTGAACTTCTCTAAGATATTCTTCTGAACAATAGTAATCCATATCCCTATCACCAAACCTTCTCTCATCCATTGGTAAAGGTTGTGGACAATTTTCATTATAGAAGTCCATCCATTTGTCGAGGATTTCTATTAACTCTGGATTTACTAATTTTATTGTTTTCATCTTAACTGAAAGGATTCTTGTTCTTTATATACTCTATTCAAAGTATAGTGTGTTATGATAATAGGCATTCCCGCCAACTCTTCTGGTCGTTGTCCCATGCAAAAGTTCCATCTAGCATCTGGCCATGGGAAGTCTCCAACTTTAATTTTATCTTTATACTTTTTCTCTAAGAGATACCACATACTAAATGTATCCCACTTACATACTTCTCTAGGATATGGCGATGGGTCATATTCTGGTCTAATCTGGTCACAGTATTGTTGAAACCAATCCGCCATCAAATCCATCACAATCGGTTTCTTCTTATATACAAAGATACCACAATGATATATCATCTCTTCAGTATCGCTTAGTTTAGTTATCTTTGCATTGTACGGTCTGTTTCGCGTGAATATTATATCATCTTTTCCTAGAAAAGTAAAGACTTTTTTTATATCTTCGTGTTGAATATAGGTGTCACAATCTATATACATTGTCTTGTCGTATGGTGTTCTGGATAATGCCCAGAGTTTTGCCCTCACATGGTCATCACAATAAATGATATTATCAAAAAGTTTTCTGTCATATGTTCCATCCCACCTTTCTTCTGTAAAAAGTGTAATCTTTGCTTTAGGATGAAAGTCTAATAATGATTCAGCGGATTGGACAGCAGCTTTTAGATATCTTTCATCACGAGATGCGACATAAAGATATCCGTTCATTACGGTTCCGTTGGGGGTTCTGGTATATCTGGAGCAAACTCTGGATGTGTACCGTCTGGTTTAAACATATTTGGAGTGGCATACAATGCTTCTGCTTGAAGTAATGTGGTTACCCATGCCTGTACTTCCAATTGAGTTTTTGCTTTACGAATTAGTTTTTTGATTCGTTTGTCTTCTGAGTTCTTGATGGCAGGAATTTCAAAAGCTTCTAGTTTCATATTGAACAATGCTTCTTGCATCACTCTGTTCCTGTGAACCTCGCGTTGTTCAGCATCTTTCTCTTCTTGTTCTATGACAACATCTTTGTGTGCCTCAGTATTTGTATCGATTTCTTCTTCGGTGAAGATTTCCATGATGGCATTAAAGTCTTCGTTAACAAGACCTTCTTCGATATTACCAACATTAATTTGTGCTGGACGATAACTTTGCCCAACCAAAATCTCGCAGAATAGCGATCGGTTTTCTTTATCTATCCATCGGGGGTTGCGATATTTCGCCTTTTCTTCGGTCATAATATTTCCTCATGATTAAATGGGTAGGCTTATTGTACACCTACCCCACTATATATGTCAAGTCTTAAGCGGTTCTAATGAACAACTGTTTTGTTTCTTGCGTAGAACTCGATGATTGTACGGTGTTACCAGCATAGTATCCAGTATATGTACCAGAGTATGAACCAGCGTATGCACCATTTAAGAATCCAGCAAAGAATCGGTCATAGTACCCAGTATATGACCCTGTGTAGTCTCCAGCATAGTTCTGTGATGACACATCTTTTAATTGGTCAGTCATCGTTGACCCCATCTGTACCCATGTTCCAGTGGCAGATGGTGAACCAGTTTGAAGTAGATATGTTCCTACTCCACCAGCAATAATTCTGTTTCTAAATGCAGGCACCATTGTCTGCAAGTTTGCGGTTGACATTTCGTTTGGTTGACCTTCGTCACCAACTTTTAATAGTATGTTTGAATCTGTTCCAGCATTTGTAGTTGGTGCGGTTTTTTGATAGAGATAGTATGCAACATCTGTTCCGTCAACTTGTGTTTCTGTGATTGTGTACCTTGAAGTCCATGTTCCACCAGAAGGTGAAGATGTACCAATTTTATATTGTCCGACTGTGTTTGCGTCTTCGGCAGCCATCGCAGTTATAACTAAGTCTAATACTTCAGTATCTAATTCTGTATCTGTGGCAGTCTCTAAAGCGGTTCCTGTCCATCTAAGAGGATTAATTTGTCCAGACTCACTTACAGAAGCAGTTGGTTGATTAAATCTGTAAACAGTATCAGTAGTACTTCCACCAGAAGGGTGAGTACCTACAGAATCAGTTCTCTCTCTGTTTGTAAATGTTCCGATTTCATCACCACCAGCTGAACCACCAGTGACAACATTTAACTCAGCAGTACCAGAACCATCTGTATCAGCAGCAAACTTTGCCGTGATAACACCAGCTACTTGGTCTTTAATCTCAGTAGCTGATAACTCTCTGAGACCTTGTAGTCCCCCAACGGGCGCCGGGTATGATCCTGCTTTTAGTGTGACTGGCCCTGCCATTCAATTTCTCCTTAGTTTAGCAACGAACCAGATGAATTGTAGACTGCAAGTCCCCTGTGTTTCACCCAATTAGTCGCGTCTTGACATGTTAAAGTAATAGTAGTTTTTGCAGGCAGCGTTACAGCGGCGTTTGCAGAACCACTTTCAATAGTATCCGATGTAGCAGGATATAAGTTGCAATCAGTTGTAGTGATATTAGCGACAACTACATGAAGTCCAGCAGCAGCGGTTGGTAAAACCACTCCTTGTGAACTACCACCAACTGTTCCAATCACATTGATTGTTTCAGTTAAAGCAGTTGCATCTCCTTGTCCAGAACCAGCAGTTGAAACTGAAGCAGTAACTCCATATTTCAACGAACCTAGCAATTCTGCGGAATCGTTTACTGTTAAACTAGCGATGTTACTTCCACCAGAACCTACTTGTCTCCACCCACCAGTACTAACACCAACCAACTCAGCACCGTTTGAAGTTACTACTTCGATTGGTGCGTTTGCAGAACCACCATCGATGGTTTCTGTAGAAGCGGGATATACTTTAATAGTATTACCACTTACATTGTAGAGGTTGATTACTAGACCAGCAGCGGCAGAAGGGAGTACTACTCCTTGGTTAGCAGATGCGGTAGATATAATGTTGTATGTTTTGGTTAATGCGGTTGCAGTACCCTGTGTACTACCAGCAGCGGATACCGTGGCAGCGATGCCAAAAGTAACATTGCCACTCGCAGTAAGAGTACCAACTGACACATTATTACCCGACTCATACTTGTCGTTGTTGAGGTTACTAAAGTTAGTATCCACCTCAGTATTAGTGAGGGGTGAACCCTTAGATGCTCTTAGTGTTATAGTTGACATGTCTCTTCCCTATCTTTATTTATCAATGTTATTAACAAGTTGCATTAAAATGCTTTTGATTTCTTGGAAATCTTCTTTCAGACTATTTAT